GAAGCACAAAATTAGCGGAATACTTAGCACACCGCTGAACCACTCATCACGTAGGCTGGACTGACTGCTTTCCGCCATGATGCGCTCGTAGTCGGCCACGCTGGTATTCTTGCTAAGCAATATCTTGGCACGGGCTTCCGCCTCGGTTAGCTTTAGCTGCGCCTCGGCCTGACCCTTTGCAGCACGGTTTTTCAACGCGCCACCAGCGAGCTCAATGAGTGGCCCTATCAGTGCGGCAATCATGTTTTTTCACTGCCTAGCCACACGGCGAAAGTTGCCGAAAAACAGCCAAATACAACGCTGCAGAATCCTGATTGGTTGAGCGTTGGAGCGTCCAAGCCAATCATCCAAGTGGTGCATTTAAACGTCATTATGGTAATCGCCAGCATCATCAGGCGAGGCATAATCCGCCAAGCTAGTATTCGTTCCATCGCTACTGTCATTTGAAGCCTTCCTTTATACCCCGAAGTATCTCTTGTACGCTTGGGGCTTTTTTGCCGCGTGAATATGGGCATTGAAAAGTCGGGACGCATTCGCGGAAACTGGTCGTTGCGAAGTGCGTGTAAAAAGTTCGGTTTGGCCCTCGGTAAATACACTGCATAGAGCCGTTTATCGTCAGGCGCTTCCACAGGTGGCACGTCACGGTCTCCGGGTCTAACAGCCCAGCCAGCGCAACCGTTGCGGCGAGTATCATAGCGCCAACGCCAGCAGATAAATCCCGCCGCCTATCGTGCTGATTATCGCCAAAGACAGCCCACCGATTGCGGCGTTGTTTGCCATTTGCCGCTTGGCTTCCATCGCCGCGTAAACCGTTTCTTCGCGCTCTTTGCGTATCTGACGGCGCATATCCAGCATATCGTCATAGGTTGACGGGCCGAACCTCATATTGAGCATAAACTTAATCTCTTTTTCCCGCTCAAGGAGAGTCTTTTTGCGAACAACAATATCCATCGCCTGCTGTTCAATATTGTCAGAGCCGTGCTTTTGCTTATCAAGCCAAGTGGGGTTTTTCCTCTGCGACTCGGCGCGTGTAATGTCGGCAACAGCGCCATACCAAGAGCCAAGCTGCTTGCTTACGTCTTGCATTTCACGGCCAGCACCGACCAGCATCTTGACGCCCTTGAACGCCGCATTAGCCGCCGCGAAGGCAGTTACCGGGTCAATCATCGCGGCACCTCAGAGTTAGATTATTTTGACGCCATCATAAGGTCGAGCGCCCCCCTGATTGCATCCAAGTTGGCGTCAATTCGCGCCATAGTGATTGCTTGGTGGTGCGCGGTGCTTTCCATTTGCTCAACGCGGCTTGTCATTTCGGCGATGTCACTGGCGTTGCTTTCAACGTCTTTCACCAAGCCGCTCACCGCCCACACGATTGCAGCCCCTTGGCCGATTAACGCCAGCACAACGGTTGCGGTGTTCCACTCTTGGATACGCATTAGCTTGGCTCGGTGGGCCATGTGATGTTGTCGGGAAAGCCTGCTTGCGCTGGCACGTCTCGCAATGATTGTCGATACGTGCGCCAATCATCAGTTATGCGGTCAGCCAATGCCATGCTGTCAGACTCAACTAATAACTGGTTGCGTTTTGCCCTTACTGTTTGCGCCGGAGACAGAGGTTCAGGCTCTGGATCAGGCTCAACAACGGGTATAGTTTCTACAACCCACTCTGCACCATTCCATTTAGCAAGCTGGCTGTCAGCTATAGTTGGTGGTGCAGTCTCTACGCAACCCGCAGGGATAAGCCAATTAGTGCTGTCCAGAGGGTCTTGGTCTGCTGTTGTGGTGCCTACGAAGACACCATCTAGGTCGGTTTGATATACGTTCATATCTATGTCTCCTTAGTATTTAATGCAAGCAAGTAGGGCTACGTTACGTGGTCGAGTTTCGGAGCCGCCAAAAGCGCTGGTACTACTTGCGGTTAAATTGTTCATGCCCCCACCTAAAGGTCTTGTGCCATAAAAGTTATCTCGCCACATAGGTATAGAGTGGCTGTGTGACTTAAGTTCATCAGCCTGTGCTGACCCAAATGCCCGACCACTATCAATACCACGGCTGTCATCCCAACCACGCATAAACTCACCACGAAGGTCAGGGACGTTAAACGTTGAAGAACCGTCACCAGTACCAAATGTTGTGCCTATTGCTGCAAATAAAGAAGAATAGGTTGAGCGCGAAACAGCCGCACCATTTGCCTTGAGAAAGTTAGCTGGCGCAGTGTTAGCCGCATGATAGATTACTGTGCCTGTAGGCACACCATCCCCGGCTGCAGCGGCGTAGCTTATGTCAGTACCATTTCCGGTTAGTACGCCCGTGCCAACCGCAAGCTCTGTCGGGTCGCCGTTAGCATTGCCGTAAATGATGCTGCCGCGCGTTAAGCCTGCCATCTTCGCCAAAGTAATAGCGTCATCCTGCACGTCTGCCGTCTCAACCGTGTTGTCTGGAAAGCTTGGCACTTCGCTGAACGTCACCCCGCCATTGGTGGCAATCGTCATGCTGGTCGTGTCGTTGGTGTGCTTGACTGTTGCCGTCTTAATGGTTGCGCTCGTGCTGCTCGTAAAAGCTGGGCTTGTCAGCGTGGTTGCGCCTGTGTCCACATCTTTAAGCGCGGCCATGACTTCGCGTATGGCGTTGTTTATGCCACTCGGGGCGCAACCTTCGTCGATGTTGACGTCAGCAACAACCGTATTCGCGCTGGCTGTAGCCGAGTATTCGGGGATATTATCGCGTGCCATATTGGGTTTCCTTACTGATTTCGCTCTGGCGCTTGACCGCCCAACAACCCGCCAACCCCAGCGGGGCTACCGCTTCGCAATTGAGGGGCTACAAGCTTACCTGACGCCAAGTAATCGCGCATTTCTGTCATGGCTTTTTGTGTGGCTGTGTCTGACCTGTTTTTAGCCATCATTCCCGCCATAGGTATTGCCAAAGACGCGCCTCCGGTCTGAATACCCATCATGGCGTTAATCATAAGAGAAAGCCCGTTTCCGCTTGGCGATGTTTTACCGACCAGCCGCATGATGTTGGTGTCCATATCGCCCGTCACTATTTTGCGCAAAGCGGCCTTTTCGGCGTCTGTGAAGTATTTGGCGTCCTTGGAGTTTAGTATCTTGTCGGCGGCGGCTCTATAGTTGTTCGCTATGTTTCCACCAGAGCCGGTCCTTTCTGTGGCCCGAACAGCGCGATCCATAGCTTCCTCTAAAAGCTCAGTCTTTTTATACCGAGAGTTAGCAAGCCTTGCTGCGGTTGCTGCAGCGCCGTTATCTGGTGCGCTCTGAATAAGCGCCTCCAAGCGCTCCCTGACTGCGCCAACTCGCGGGTCATACTGGTTAGCGCCTTGAAAGCCCTTGCCGTAAATACTGCTGATTTGCTGTTTGATTTTATCAAGCTGAATTGCGCTTAAATCGCTGGGCTTTTTCTCTAGCTTTTTGAGAATCTTTAGCGTTGCCTCAATGTGCTTTTCTTGGCCTTTAATGTATTGCGCATCGCTTGTAATTGCATTTCTTGCAGATGACGCCATAGACGCAATATCAGCACCGCCGAATTTATAGCCTGAGTTGCCCCAAAGGCGGTAAGCCTCGCTTTTCTCTCTAAGCAAATTCTGCAAAGTCGGTGCCTCGCTTGACTTACGGAATAACCTAGTAAGCTTGCCACCCGCGCTTTTCAGCAAATTGTATGCTGGCGGCAATGCCGCGCCGAATACTGCGCCGTAAGGTGCGGCCTCAACGCCAGCGTCAATTCTATCGGCTGCGCTACCTTCCTCTTTACCAGACGCATAGGTCGCCGCTGCCGTTGCACCGCCAGCCGCGCCTTTTAAGGCTTGCCCCGCCATGGTCTTTGCGAAAGAGGCTAATGCTGCAGGATTTGCCACAGCCCCGCCTATTTCTGAGCCGAGGTATAAATTTGGCCTATCCCTTTGCGCGGCTTGCTGCCTTGCTCTGGCTAATTCTGTGATAAACTTGCGGCGTTGCTCTGGTGTGCCTTGCCCCGGCACATTGGCTGCTATCGTGCCAGCAAGTTCGTCTGAATAGTTAAACTGATTACCAGCCGCGCTGCCTTGCGCCATCGTTTCCAAAACGCCAGCAGGCTTGTTTGCCAGCAACTCACGGCTGGTCATTTGGTTGTTCTCTGGGTTCAAAAACATATCACTCGGTGCGCCGTTGGCGTTGCGCGGCAATACCAAGTCATCAAGGGCTTTCTTTTCAGCCTGACGTGCCAGTTCTACAAGCCTAGCTGCAGACGCAGAGTCACCGGCTTTGTGAGCGTTCTTCGCAGCATCCATGTATTCGCGGTATTCTGAATTTTCGCTCATTTTGAAT